TTTTTAGTTTTAATTTCTAAGCAAATGTGTTTTTAATGCTTAGTGCATAATTTTATAATTATGTAAATTCCTGAGACTACACACTAGTCACTTACCAACAAACAGATTATGTGTAATGCAATAGATGATTCTATTAATAACAATAATTTTAAAGAAAACGTTACTCTCGAGGATCTAGCTAGTCCTGATGGTTACGCCGCCTTTTGTCAGCTCTGTTCTGATAACGGCAAGGTTCCAATGTCTTATGAGGCATGGGTGGATATCCTTGGTGTTGAAGATAAATCAGATTTGAAGTTTTACAACCCCGGTGTCTCAGTCGGCTCCGGTTTAGCAGCAGCCCAAGGGTTTCTGCGCAGTGTTGGAATTAGTTCCGGCACACAAGAACAGTTTCTTCGTTCTGCAGGTCAACGTCTTAAAACTGAATTCAGTCGACGTGCTTCTGCAACTGCATCAAAGATCTATCAAAAAGTGGATACTTCTGGTGATGATGGAGGTACTTCTGAAGCGGACTACATCGGTGGTACTCCCTTCAACCCTACTGGATTATCACTTAAGAATAAACCGCTTGATACGAACTTCGATACCGACATTCGTTTTATTGGCGCTGATAAATATTTTCTTGATGGATACGAAAAGAACACACCTTTACTAATGAAGTGTGGTACTCCTGGCATCATCAACACTGCTGCTGGTGATCCACAAGTAGTTGCTTACTTTAAAGATGTAATTTGTAATCGTTTTAGACGCGAGATTGCGCAAAAGGTTACTTATAACACAAGGATTGTTGAACTTTTCACTAATGATAATATTGCTGTGTACCTGAATAATACTATTCAGGCATTATGCACATACTATTTTGTTATGTCCATTAGTGCATATACGCAGGATCCAAGAAATAAGAACCAAGCTATGGATAACCTAGCAAATGGTTTTTCACCTACTGACGTTCAGAACATCAAGATTCTTGAGCGTATGGTGAAACAATCTGTTCTTCCCCCGTTTCTTCACAAGTTTTGTTTCTACATGATGGGTAATTACAAACAATCTCACATGCCAGGATCTCCTTTACTGAAGGTTATGCCATGGGTTTTTGCTCCTTCCTCAAAGGAGTCTCTTACTACATTCGGAACTAAACAGGGACTCGGGCCAATTATGTCAGCTGTTAACGGTCTAAAATTTATCGCCCAGTATGCTGATGTTCTTGGTAAAGCTTGTCCTGAGTGGGTAGACTTTGAACCGTACCAGTATACATCTAGTCCGCGTTTCGACGCTAACTATAATACTTTCTGGTGTAACGGTGCTTATATTACTACTCAAGCTTCAAGCGTTTCGGGCGAATATAGCATGATTAAATTTCCGTACTCAGCCGATTCCGCTGGAGGAATAACTTGGAACTCGGATACTGATGCTCCTGACGGTTGGGTTCAAGCTATGCAAGAGATAACTTATGTTGATGCTCTTGAGGATACTGTTGCTGGACCTGGTTTATTCAGTCCTAACGTCGTACAATTAGATGGCTCGCTTACTAGCGCAGCTAGCACTTTCATGATTGGAGACGATATCCTGCCTCTTCAAACTACTTGTGTCGTATTTGATAATTCTGCTACTGACAGAGGTTTCCTTGATGTTTCTAAGCATCAAAGATACCAAGCTTTAGCTAAGAATACCTATTCGACTTCGTGGTTGTCTACAACGTACCATAGTCATCAAAAGTTCGGTTCTAGTCTGATCGCACTACAAGATGTAGAAACTATTAGACCTAGTGTCTTCTCGTGGCTAGATCTTTACGTTAGTGACTTCAAAGCATTATCAAACGGTTCTTCTTCTCAAAAGAGCTTTGGACGAAAGAAGATGAGTAAGAAGTTCGCTGGATCCAAGGATAATTCTTAAGGTATATTAACTTAATTCATTCTTATGAGTATGGGGCACACTGTTAAACCTGTTTCTGAAGTTATAGACCGTTTAGAGCGGCAACAAGGGTTAAGACTGTCCGTCATTCTTTCACGACTAGAGTCAGGTGATGACACCGTCTTAATCACACCCATTGGTAAAAGGGTTGGGCCGGAAGAATTGTTCGATTCATGGAAAAGGAAATTTGATTCGAACTCTAGTCGAATGAATTCAGTATTGTTGGAAATCGAACATAATCAGATGAGTAAGTACGGTCCCCGTTCGATCGCGCAACCTTATTCTAGTATCAAACAGGACGTTATTTCAACATTCGAATCTCGACACGTTAAGTGTGATCACCTGGATCCAAGGCCACTAAATTCTGAAGATCGCGGGAACATCAGACCGATAGCGCAAGCAGAAGCATTTAGCGGAATTAAACGAGCAACAAATTCTGGTTTACCATATTTGATGCGCACTAATAAAGTTTTAAACGAGATTTATGATAATTTAAAGAGAGATTATGAAGCCAATTGGCCAACGGTTCCTTTCGTACGTAC